CGCCGTGGTCGGCAATGGGACGGGTGTAGTTCAGGGCGGTCCGACTCCTGCCAACGTCGAATACTCGTCTTACCGAGAGGCGATCGAGGCAGCCTTCGATGAAGTGGAGCGCCGTCATCGCTGATCGGTCATAACCCGGAAGGGCCCTGACTGATGGCACTCGCCACGCATACCCCGTCAACGTGGAACGAGCTACTCGCTTCCACCATGCACAACGTCCGCAGCAAGATGACGGACAACATCTTCCGCACGCGCCCGCTGCTCGAACACTTGCTGTCGAACGGTCGGGTGCGGATCGAGGATGGCGGCATCTCGATCGTCGAGCCGCTGCTGTACGTCGAAGGCAACGCCGACACCTACGGCGAATGGGACAAGATCACGGTCACCCCCGTCAACACGGTGACCGCGGCGCAGTTCCCGTGGAAGCAGTTCTACGCCACCATCGCCATCAGCGGCTTGGAGGAAGCGCAGAACAGCGGCCGCAGCGCGCGCATCAACCTGCTCGATGCCAAGGTCAAGCAGGCCGAGCAGACGCTGCGGGCGAAGCTGAGCCGGATGCTGTACGGCACGTACTCGTCGGCCACCCCCGCCAACGACTTCTACGCGCTCGGCACGATCATCGACTCGACCACTCCGGTCGGCGGCATCGACCCCGCCACCGAGCCGTGGTGGGCGAGCTACGAAGCGGTGGTCGGCGCCGTCGATGCGGCCGGTCTCGAAACCGCGCTGCGCACCGCCGTGATGACCACCAGCGACAACGGTGGCGACGCGATCGACGCCATCTTCGTGGCGCCCGACGTGTACGCCTTCTACGAGTCGACGCTGACTCCGCAGGTTCGCTACACCGACACCAACAAGGCCAACCTCGGCTTCCGCAACCTGCTGTTCGAGAACGCCCCGCTGATGTGGGACTCGGACTGCCCGGCCGGAACGGCCTACGGCATCAACAGCGACTACGTGTCGCTGGTGATCCACCGCGACCGCAACTTCGCGCAGTCGCCGTTCACCGACAACCTCACCGGCTCGGTCTCGACCGTGGCCGGGGCGGCTGGTGTTGGCCTGGCGTCCGCGACTGCGCTCGACGCCCGTGTGGCGTTCATCACCACCTACGGCAACCTGACGACCAACAATCGGCGTCGCCTGTTCAAGCTGACCGGCATCTCGAAGGCGCCGTGATCCTGGCCCCCCCGCTGGCCTCCCTTCCAGCGGGCCAGCGGGGGGGACCATGAAAGGATGGCGCGATGCCAGAGCCCAAGCGCAACGACCCATACAGCCGCCCGATCAACGCCACCCGCCCGGACGCCGTGGTGCAGGGTGAGTTCTACGGCACGCTCGATACCAGCAAGGCCCGCAACCACGCGGCCGGTGCCAACGACGCCACCCCGGCCGGGCGCTTCCAGTCAGGGGTGAGCGTGGTGCCGACGTGGCCGAAGCCGATCCCCAAGGACGACCCCGGCCCGGAAGGCAAGCCGGTGGTGACGCCAGCGGACAACGCCCCACCACCGCCCCCGACAACACTAAATCTGGACACGACTTCACCAAGTGACGACGAGTCGATCACGGAAGACGACCTGTTCGGATGAACCTCGATGACCTGCGGGCAGTGGTGCGGATGCAGACGCAGACCACTTTGGCCGACCTGCCCGATGTAGCGATCGACACTTATCTGCGTCAGGGCTTCGAGCGCACGATCAACGCCGAGACACAGTGGCCGTTCTACGAGCAGTCGTGGTCGCTGACGCTGCCCGCCAACGAGATGGACATCGCGCTGCCGGGCGACGTGAACGAAGCCGGGATCATGGCGATCTACGACGAGACCAACAACTTTCGGCTGTCGCAGATCGGCGCCGAGCAAGCCGATGACAGCTTCGCCGGACCGCAGGTGGGCACGATGCAGCCCTACTTCTACTCGGTCTGGAACGGGACGCTGTTCATGTATCCGCGGGTGCAGTCGGCCGACAGCGATCGCACGTACCGGCTGCGCGGCTATCGACGCCCGCTGGTGTGGCTGAACCCGACTACCAACGAGCCCGACTGCGACGAGCGGCTGCACATGGCGCTCACCCACTACGCGGTGGCGCTGGCTTACGCCCAGCAGGAAGACGAGCAGCTGGAACTGACCTACATGGATCGCTGGCAGCGTGACGTGGAGTTGGCACGGCGGGCGATCATGGAGCCGCGCCACCATCGGCCGCTGGTATTCCCCGGCTCGATCAATGCTCGGACCCCAAGTGGTCCCAGCTGGGTGCTGGTGCCACCGACCGCATGAGCACGCGCCTGCAGCCTCTCAACTTGCTCGACTTCACGGGTGGGTTGAACCTGCGGCGCACCGACTTCCAGCTGGCCGACAACGAATCCCCGGCGATGCTCAACGTCAACATGGACCCGCGCGGCGGAATCGTCAGCCGCGCTGGATGGTCGGCTTGGAACACGGTTGACATCGTCGCTGACCCGGTCACTGCCTGGCGTCCGCGCAACGCCGAGATGCACCTGTACTCGAACGGATCGTTCGCGGTGTTCGTCGCCAACGGCAGTCGGGTCTTCGCCGGGACCCAGGGCCAGCCATTCGTACAACTCGCTCCCACCGTCAGCGCCGTGCCACATCTGGCCGACTTCGCGCCCTGGGGCGACACGATGTACATCGCCTGCGGCCGCGCTCAGCAAGCGGCCAAGGTCGTCGGCCTGCCCGCCGCGGGCAACCTCGGCACGCTGCTCGCCAAGGCGGGCACGGCCAACTTCAACGACAACTACGCGGTCGCCAACAACGGCGTGATGCCAGCCGCCGAGCATCTCGAACCGCACGGTGGCTACATGTTCGCGGCCAACGTCGTCGAGGACGCGGTCACGTACCCCAACCGGCTGCGTTGGTCGCATCCCGATCAGCCTGAGGATTGGGCCAAGGACGACTACATCGACGTGCTGCAGGGCGGCTCCAAGATCACTGCCATCCGCAGCTTCCGCGATCACCTGTTGATCTTCAAGGTCGATTCGGTGTGGGCGCTGTATGGCTACGAGCGCGACAGTTGGCAGCTGATCAAGGTCTCGCTCTCGATCGGCACGCCCAGCCCGCAGGCGGTCACTCGTTCCGAGTCCGCGATCTACTTCTACTCGGCCTCGGGGCGCAATGGCATCTACGCCTATCAGGGCAGCGATCCGGTGCTGATCAGCGATCCGCTGCGACGCGCGACCGACGCCATCACCGCCGACGCCGACGTGTGGCTGGGCTGGATCAGTCGGCGGTTGTGGTGCTCACTGCCCTACGACTCCGACCCCTACGACAACAGCCACGGCTCGGTGTTCGTGTTCGACCCGGAACTGTCAGAGAGCGGGAGTTGGATTCGCTACAAGCCCGCGCGGGGCACGATCGCCTGCATCGTCGAACGCTCCGACGTGGCGACCGAGTACCCGATGATCGTGACCTGTGGCTGCACCGGGTTTGCGGGCGTATTGCGCGTGATGGTGGCGCCTGACCGAGCCGGTGATCTGTTCACGTCCGGCGAGGGCGTGGTCGGGTTCCGCAGCTACTACCGCACCAGTTGGAAGCACGCTGGATGGCCGGACCTGCAGAAGTCGTGGCTGCGGCCACGCGTGATCGCCCGCCTGCCGATCGAGCCGGTGGCGATCCGGCTCAACACGTTCTGGAACTACGATCCCAACAACGCCCAGCGCACCCATGTGTTTGGCATCAATACCGCGGGTGGCGTGTTCTGGCGTGCGCTGGGCGCGGCGGACCCCAAGGGCGGCGGCTTCGATTGGGGCGACGGCACGACCTGGCGCTCGGGCGCACGGTTGGGCGACGTGATGGTGCGCCCGACGACCGCCAACCAGGCGCGTGGTGGCGGTTCGCTGGGCTGGGCACGGGCGGTGATGTTGGAGTTCTCCCCCGAGGATTACACGCAGGCGATCGCCTGGGCCGTGGATGCGATCATCTTGAAGTTCAACTCTCGGAGGTTCACGACATGAGCCAGATGCCGCAGCTGCGCGACATCCTCAACGACACGCCCGCTACCGCCGTGGACGTGGACTACAACTTCGGCACCTTGGAGACCCACGTTGCCCAGGAGTTGGTCAACCGTGATGGGACGGTTGCGATGACGGGCGCGCTAACGCTGGCCGGGCCCGCACCGTCGCAACCGGCCCACGCGGTCACCAAGAGCTACGTCGATGCCCAGGTCGTGCCGACCGGCGTGATCTGGCAGTACGCGGCGGCGGCGGCACCAGCTGGGTGGGCGATCTGCGATGGCGCCGAGAAGTCGTCAACCGACCCGCAGTTCACGGCACTGTTCGCGCTGATCGGCTACACCTACGGCCAGGGGGCAGGCAACAACTTCTTGATGCCCGACTTTCGTGGCCGGGTAGCGGCGGGCGTCAACCCCGGCGACGCCACCAACTTCGCGCTGGGCAAGAAGGCAGGCTCGAAAGACCTGATACTGCCCGCCCACGTCCACAACATCGGCAACCACCAACACGGCATGAAGTCGCACTTTCACGGCATGTCGAACCACGTCCACTACATGAACCACCGCCACGACATGTCGATGCACCAGCACCTGTCACCGGCTCGGGCGGGCTACGACGTGAACAGCGCCAACCAGCCCGGCCAGACCAACGCCATCTTCCCAGCGACTGGCAATACGCCGCTGTCGTTCCTGACCCGCAGGACGGCGATCATGCAAAGCCAGGAAGCTGGCGGTTCCACCGATTGGACCGGCGCTCCCAACAATAACACCACCAGTTGGGCGGATCGGGGCGACAACACCGATGGCCCCAACAACAATGCCACGGGCGGACCGAACGACAACACGACCGATTGGGGTGGAGCGACCGACACCGATTCGCGTGGCGTCAGCCCCGTCAACGCCAACCTGCCCCCCTATACGACGATCAACTACATCATCAAACTCTGAGTCATGGCAACGTTCTCCCCGTACAACGCTGGCGCCTACGAGCGCCGTAAGCGCGATATCGAATACGACTACGGCAACCAGGCGACGACCAATGCCTACGGTCGCTTCCTGTCGCAGCAGCGCGGAGAACGATCGCTGGGTGATCTGAGCCGCGGCTTCGGCCGCGCCTATCCGAGCTATCGGGCGCAGTTCGGCCAGCGCGGGTTGGGCGGGCCCGGCATTCAGTCCGGCGTCCAGCGCCAGGCGATGGGCAACTACGTCGGTGACTACACGCGCCAGTACGGCCAGATGGCGCAAGACCTGACCCAGCAGCTGCAGCAGTTCGACCTCAGCCAGCAGAACCTGGACGCCTTCCGCCAGCAGTCATTGGCTGACCTGGAAGCGCAGAAGGCAGAGCAGATCGCCAACGACGCCAACGCGTTGGAGTACCTGCGACAACTCGTAGGAGGCTTGTGATGCCGTGGGGAATGCCCAAGAGCCCGTGGAGAAAGCCGGTCGTCAAGCCCAAGTACCCGGCACCGCGCACGCCGTATGGGACTGGCGGCGCCAACTTCAACGTCGCCAAGCAGCTGGACTATTCGACGTTCAGCCCCAGCGATCCGCGCAGCCCGGCTGGCTACATCAACTGGCAGCTTGCCAACGGGGCGGTGCGTAACCAGGCGCTGACTGGCGGTGCCAACCTGGTGCGCGACTACACCACCGCCTTCACCGGAGCGCGCGCCAACCCGACCTACCCGGTCACGCAGCCGATCTTCCCGATGGGACCGGGTGGACCGGGGGGCGGTGGCGGTGGCGGCGGTGGTGGTGGTGGCGGCGGTCCGGCCGGTCTCGACCAGGCGACGTTCGATTGGCTGATGGCACAACTGCAGAACAAGCCGCAGGGCGTCGGCTATCGCCCGCTCGATCTGCCCGACCCGAGCCAGTACATGAAATGGGACCCAACGCAGTACGGCGTCGCTCGCCAGGGCGTGACGCAGGGGATCGAGGGCATCCGCGGGCGCGGCAACGAGGCGTTCAACACCGCGGTCGGAGAACTCAATCGCTACCAGAACCCGTATGCCGGGGGGCTGCGCCAGGTCAACCCCGACCTGTACGCGTCGATGGCGCGGATGGCCGAGCAGGCCGGGCCGCAGGCTCAGCAGGCGCTCGGGCAGACCTTCGGTGAGGGCGTCCAGGCCGACCGGGCGATGGGCAACCAGCTGGCGATGCTGGCCGCTACCGACCAGGCTCGCCAGGCTGCCAACCTGCGCGCCACCGAGGCCGATCGGCGGATGATGGAGCAGAACCTGGGGATCGAAGGCAACATGCTCGGGCTCGGTGTCAACATGGCCGAGGCGCGGGCCAAGACCGCCTTCGACCAGGCGCTGCAGAACGCGATGTACGGTGCCGCCAGCCAGGAAGCGACCAGCAACTGGGGTCGTCAGAACGAAGTCGAAGCGACCAACGCCGCTACCTGGAACGACTGGATGAACAACACGCTGCAGCAGATTCTCGGCCTCGTCGGCCAGAAGGCGCCCGGCACGGCGTTGCCGGGCGACATGTCGTGGCTCAACTTCATGGCTCCCGGCATGAACATCCAGGCTGGCAGCCAGCCGATCCCACCCCTTCCAGCGGCAGTGTGAGGTAGCTGATGGACCCCGAACTGCTGCGAGCCATGCAGGCGTTCTACATGTCGGGCGAAACGATGCCGACGTACTACGAGACCGGCCCCAGCCCCAACCCCGACGCCCCCGAACTCGATCCGTGGGCGCAGAACATCTTCGCCACCGGGGCGCCACTCGATGTCAACTCCAAGGGCGAGCCGGTGCCGTTCGGTCTCGACACGTCCAAGTCGCTGCTCAACTTCCAGCAGGACGTGTACGGCTCGCTGGCCGACCCGATGAACGCCTACATGGCGAGCACGATGGGCGGCGAGGGATTCGCCCCCGGTGCGTTCGGCCAGATCGCCAAGCGCAAGCCGATCGAGGCGATCCAGGGTTCGCAGCTGGCGCTGATGGCGCAGTCGCCGGGCAGCATCGAGGGCACGCTGGCGGAGTTGATCCTGAGCGGGATGACCGCCGCCCAGGCCGCGGCCGAAGTCCGCAACATGATCCGCAAGCCCGCCGACTACAACACGACGCCCGAGGAAGCGGCGGTGCTGCAGGCCCAGCTGCCCGCGATCGTCGACCAGTTCGGCAAAGAGACCCCGGACTTCAACGCCGTCGACAAGATCGCGACCTCGCTCTACGAGCCGTACATGAAGGAGCGGGCGGCGCTCAGCGGGCCCGGCATCGAGACCGACGAGCAGGGCCGCGTGTACTCGACCGAGTTGGTCGACTCGCCGCAGTTGGAGTTCATCAAGAAACTCGGGCTGCCCGATCCCACCGCTCGCTACGACC